AAAAGGAGGGGAGGGGTCCCAGCAGCTATCCTTTTCCCATAGCTGCTCTGTTGTGTGTTTCGTTGTTGCGTTTCGTTCTCTATTTTTTATGGCTGTCTTTGTTTTGTCTTTGCTTCTTTGTCTTGTTGTTTTCTGTTTTGTTTTCGTCTTTTTTATTGCTGGTTTTTTGTGTTGTTTTGTCTCGTGTTTTGGGCGCGTGGTTTTTTTGTTTTTTTGTTGTCTTGGCGTGTCGTGTTTTTGGTTGTGCTATTGTTTGGATTTTGTCCGAGGGATGTGAGGAGGGATTGTGTTTGAGGGTGCCGTGCTTGATGGTCTTATTGTTCAATAAAAAAAGCCCCGCAATCTGCAGGGCTTGTTCATGTTATGGTATCACTCTACTGTGATGGTGAGCGAGTCTAGCTTTTCTTTTATGGCTTTCTCTACGATTGCCGCGATTCTGTCGGGGTCTGCTCCTTGGTTTGCGGCGAGGGCTTTTACGGCTTCGGTGAGTGCGGTGATTTGCATGTCCATGATGTGCGTGTGCGCGTCGATATATCCAAGCCTATCTCCGAGTTTCGCGGTGGTGCCGTTGTATTTCACGGGCTGTTCGGTAATCAACTGGCCCATGTTTGATGCGTGGGTCTTGTCGTCCCACTTGCTAAGGCGGTGAATTTCGTTGTTCGCGCCGTTTGCCGCTGTGTCGATGCCTTGCATGCGGTCGCGCATTTTGACGCCGTTCTGATTGAAATTCCATACGGCTTCGGCGATGTCACTTGCGGTTGCCATGTCGTCATCTCCTAATTCTGGTATTGGTTGGTTTTCTATGTCGCCGCTCCATCCGAGCGGCACGTATCCGTATTGGCGTATCCATTTGGATATGCTGTCTTCGTGTGGATGCCCGATGCTGCTATCGGTGGTGTACATCGTATCGCCTTCGAGGTGTAACGCGATGTGTCCGTAGGGATTGCCGGGTTGTGAGAAGTAGATGGGCGCGCCGTATGGTGCGGACGCTAAATCGCTTGTGGGATGCGGTTCACTGCATCCGTTCCATGCGGCTATTGCGCTAGCGTATCGTGGTTCGGCCCCATAGGCGTCTTGGACGTGCGCTAGGCAGTATCCATTATAGCCTGTGTTGAGGACCGACCGTGCGTGCTCAACGGCTGCCGGTGGTGTTCGTATCATCGTTGTTTTCCTCCTTATTATAATCGGTGAAGACTTTCATGAATTCCGCTTGCGACAGCTGGGGATTGATTTTGCCGATGTTTTCGACTATGCTGGACAGCTCGATGAGAGCGATGCCTATGGTGACTATTGGGGTCAGTGCGCTGTGAAAACCGATGTCTATGTGCTTCATTTCGAAGTCAATGAACCATGCGATGAAGAACACGCAAAGATAGGCGAATTTATGGCCAAGACCCTCCCGCATTTTCGTGCTGGATAGATTGCCGTGCATTATGGCGCCGATGATTCCGGTAATGTAGTCTGTAATGGTGAACACGAGTACGGCTAGAATTTCGTAAAATAAAGTTTCCGTCATCGTTTCCTCACTTTCTTATGCCTGACTGTTGTAACAAGCCGCCAAGAATCATACTGAATTCCGCCTTGATTTGCGGTGTCTCAAACCGTAGCCGGCCTACGCGATAAGCGTTTAATATCTTTTGCGTCATATCATCCGAACGTTTGAGCATAATGCAATCACTGTCGACCAGCCGATAATCGAACGTAAAGTCGCGGGTGATTTTCGGCTGTTTCTTTGTAATGATATACAATACCTCATCGGCATCGCTTAATTGTTGATATACGTTGAAAATACCGTATTCGGTGGTTCTCAGCGTGAACGCATAACCGGCGTTATTGAAGTCACTGATGAGGGTATTGGCGTTATCCATAAAATCATTGTCGATTGCATAGTTCGCATAGTTCTCGTCATAGTTGCGTAGGAACGTACCGAATTTCGATGTGGCGACCTTGGCGCTGAATCCGCCGTAATCCGCCAATTCGACCATGATGAATCCGTCACAATAGCGCTGGTATTGCGTGTGGTTGTCAAGTTGTGGCTTGAGGTTGATATTGAAGGCGCTGAAATATGGGTTGGCGAGGGTTACGGCGTTGCTGCACATGATGACCCTCACGCGGTCGTTCCACCTGTCGACGGTATTATAGAATTCTTCAAGCGCCGTGACCTCGCCGCCGAGATAACGCATGTTATCGGGGAATATCTCATCGAAGATAATGGTCCGTACCTTGGGGTAGGCGACCGACTTGACCTGACCGGCCTGACTGAGGGCGATGAAATACCCCATGATGTGCCATGTCGGGCGTGTCTTTCCGTGCTTGTCGGTGGTGGCATCCCTATCGTCCAGCCAGTGGCATTCCGCCTGATTGCCGGACACCCTGAACTCCAAATCCGGGTATTGTTCCGCGATGTCCGCAAACCACGTGCCTTTGTTCTTCTGTTCCTCCGCGGTGCGTCGCAGATAGATGAATTGCCAGCGTTTTTTAATCCAGTCACCGATGACCAGTTTCTTGGCGCCATAGGTCTTGCCGAGACCGCGGGCACCGATGACGAACATCCATGGCGCGTGATATGATAGCACGTGTCCATAGTCGTAGTAATCGCCTTCGTCTAACAGTCTTTCCATGTTATCTATGATACCATATGACATCGACGACTGGTGGGCATCCACCGGCCTATCATCGCACTAGCCGGCGATGTATCTGCGTATCTCCCATCGGCTCGCCATATTCATCTCACCGGACGCGGCGAACAGATTCGGGCCATTCCCCGGCCCCCCATGCGATAATGTTTCGTCCTTGCCGTCACCGGTGAACATTTCCACATGGTCCCATGACTGCGTGTATGCCCCCCAGTCCAGCAACAGCAAATCGGCGGCGTGTGCCATGCGGATGGCGTCGGATACGCTTGTGTCAGAGCTACCGCATACGCGCGTACCCTTGCCTGCCATCTGCCCCGTCCATGTACCCACGTCGAGACCCAACACATCCTGATATGCACGCCAACAGACCGAACTGCAATCGCCATACCCGCTTGAATCCGGGTCCAACCGTCCTGCCCCCTGCGAGTAAGCGTATTTGCCGATTCGTGAACTCAACCATTCCACAACCCTCGCCGCATCCTTGCTACCGCTGCCCGAGCCTGAGCCGCCGCCAGTCTGTCCACCGCCCGGCTTAGTGGATTCGGAAGTCTTATATACCCATGTCTGCGCGGAGCTTTTCATGAAGACGGAAACGGCACTCCCGCTGTAAAGGATAAGGTTGTCGCCTTGCAATTGTATCCATGCGGTGCTGCCGGGCTTTCCGTCGATACCGGGTCGGTCGCCTCCGGGCGTGTCGGACGGTTCGGAGGTTTGGCCGAAGTCGGGCGGCGCGGAAGTGCCATCCCATGCGTTCAGGAGGTTATATGCGGTGGTGTACCGATTGCGGTATTGCCCCAGCACGCCGTCCGCCAAGATTGTCGTGTAAATCAGCTCAAGCGTGGCGGTGGCCGAGCATGACGCGAGTACGCGCTGCGCCTGTGCGGGCGACTGGTGGTAAGCGCACGCCCACATGATACGCTCTTTGACATTATCGGACGGGAACCCGAAATTGGTCATGGTTGACTGGTACCCGTCCCAATCCGCCTCCCATTGCGCCTCTTGAAAAGCGTGGTTTTCGTCGCGCTGCGCCCACGTCTTCCACGCATTGCCTTCGGCGGTGGATAGGTAGCGCGATGTCCAGTTGATGGTATTGGCCTGCACTTGCTGGGCTAATGTGGGTGCTGCCGTAGCGAACGTCGTCCATCCGTCCGGGTCTGCGGTGCGTCCGCGCTCCAAAAGATTCCGGGCACGATTGCCATACCATTGCATCATGCCCATAGTGATTGCGTCAACGTAATTGCACGCGCCCCAATCGCAATTGCTTTCCACGGTGCCGATTACGTACATCGCATAATATGCCGTATTGTCCATAATCATAGTATACCCCGCCCGGTGTACCGAGCGGGGTATGGTTCACGTGGAACGCCGTCATTCTTGGCCGATAGGGCTGAAGCTCTGGGGTGTAATCCAGCAATTGCCGGACAACGTACCGCCGCCGACGACGCCGGTTATGGCCAGATCGCCATCGTCCAAGTGGGCAAACGCCTGCTGATTGCCCGCATTGCCCAGAATCATGATGAAATTATCCCCAAGGTCGATGAACTTCGGCAGCTTCGCAATGGTACCGGTCGGACTGGAGGCGGTGAACTTCGCAGTGAGCGTCACCACGCCGCCCGAGAAACGCCAGTGAAGCTTACCCGAACAGCCGCCGGTCATAGGCACTTCGCCGCAAAGCTCACCCGCGCTCGGCTCGCAATCGCCCGCAATGGTCGAGGCGAGAATGCCGGCGATGTAATTCGCGCCGTCCTCATTGTAATGGGGGTCGTTCTTGTTGGCGAACCAATCGGGATGGCCCATGCCGAGCGTCCACGTCCATGGATGCCATGCTAGGCCATTCGCCGCCGCCGCCGATGCGATGCCGTTCATCGCCTGAGCGTTCGCATACGGAATGCCCGCATTGTCCCAGAGGAAAATGGCGTGGGCCGAAGCGTTCGGAAAATTCCGGCTCACACGCGACCCGGTACCCAGCAGCGCGTCGAAGACGCCTAACGCCGAACTGTACGTGTCGCCGGTATCGTTCCTACCGCCGCAGACCACCACGTACTTGACCTTCTTGCGGGCGTCGACATCCATTGCGGAAAGCGCCTCGCTAGCGAGAGTAAGGAACGTCTTGCCCCCGTCGCCCGCCTTGCCATAGCCACTGGCGTTGTTGGCGAACACATGTAGGTTGAGTCCCAGCTTCGACGCGACACGCTGGGGGATACGCTTGCTTTCGGCGAGCGCGACACCTTGCGGCTGATAGCCGGTGCTCACACTGTCGCCAATCCACACCAGCTCGGTAAGGTCGGTGGTCACGGCGGCGACGGCGTTCACTGAGGTCTGCGCGGCGGCGGCCGTCGACTTCGCCATACCGGCGTCGTCCTTCGCCGCGGTGGCGGTGGAGTTGATGCTCGCCGCCGTACCGGAATACCCGCCTAATTGCAGATAACGACCATCCGACTCGCCCTTGGTGTACACGGAGCCGGCATCCACCTTGCCTGCGAGGGCGCTGGAATCGGCCTTGCCGTTGATGGTGGTCAGCAGATTGCGCGCCGTGACCGCGGAGGTGATGCCAAGTTCGCCGAAATAGCCGTCCAATTCGGTAATATCGGTCTTATTGGCCTGTGCAAGGCTCAAGGCGTCATCGGCTGTGGTCTTCGCCTGACCCGCCGCCGTGTTCGCATTGTTCGCCGCCGCCGTCGCCGTGGTGATATCGGTCGCGTTCCTGTACATCTGCGCATCGATTCGGCTCATATCCGCGGTGTAATCGCCACGCCATGACGGCTTGTCATCCGGGCTGTCGCCGAATTGGCTGAGATTATAATGAGGGGTTTTGTTGAGACTACTCATGGTGAGGTTCCTCGCTTTCAATACTACGGGCGGGCATGTCCACCCGGACACTATTATAATCATCGGAAGTGGGCGCGTCCAATTGCGTGGCGGTAAGACCCGTTTCCTCATACTGGCTCAATCCGTAATGTTGAGTATGTTTGGAAGCCGTCATGGTCGCACCTCGCCGTTCGCGAAGTTCGACACGGTCGGATTACGTTGGACGTAAGTGGCGTTCGCATCGAACTTGGTCAAGTAAATGTCAGCCGGTTCACCCCTCGGGAATGCTCTTGCCGTAGGGGAATTGGGACCGTCCCGGAAAATCCCCGGGTACGCAATTGTCGACGGCGGTGGCGCGGAGGTCATATTCGCGGGCGCTCAATTCCAAAGCGTCATACGTGGATGCTTCCAATTCCATATCATCATAATCGGACCAGAACAACGCATGATCGCGAACATTATCATACATGCCGTCAAGTACCGTCTGCAAAGCATCCTGCCTACCATACGCCGGCGACCACGCCAGCCCGGATGCCTGCGATTGCCCGATAAGCCGGATAAGCTCCTCACGGAGTATGGCCATCTGGCTGGTCAGATTGTCGGCGAGTTGCCGGATGGCGGCGTCATTGTCCGCAACCGACTGGTTCACCTGTTCGACCAGCGTATTAAAATCGGACTGCAAACCGTCGAGATTGCACCGGATGCATTCGATTAGCTGCAACGTGGTCGCCCCGTCACGGTAGGTGAACGGCACCGACGTCGGGATGCGCACCAGCGGATAGGCGCGCGGAACAAGGGCATTAACTGACATTTTTACTCCCATTCTCCATAGTTATGGTAGTTACTGAAAATGGTATCATACGAGCCCCACACCTGCATGAAGCACGGTTCAAGGCTCCTGATGACTTCCATGTCCACATTGATGACCGCCTGCCGGTATTCCTGAATCAGGCTCATGGCCGACTGGCTACGCCCCGTCACATGACTCAAACCCTTGGAATTGCTCGAATCATGCTGAAAATCAGTGGCACTCTGAGCGGTGGTGTGACTGGTCGAATCCTGCGAGCTGGACGCGGTGCCCAAACTGTCCGCCTGCGACTCGTTCGCATGGGAGGCGTAGCGCGAAAAATCGCCTACAACGCCGGTCTGCGGCACGTCGCTGTCGAAGCTCCTAGACGTGGTGGTGCTGCTGTTATCCGACTTACTGGTGCTGTTGCTGGTCGAATCCTGCATACTGGACGCCTTGCCGGATGACTGGGATTCGCTGCCGTTCTCACTGTCCGTGGTCATGTCCATGGAATCCAACGGATTGTATTCCAGGTCCAGCGTCCTGTAGCGTTCGTTGAAATAGGGCATAATCTCCGCCATCGTCATGCCCAGATAGAAGACGAACTGCTGCGCGGTCTCCTGTCCAATCTCCCGCAGTGCGTAATGGCGGACTATCTTCTCATTCAATTCCGCGCGGTGAGATTCGTCGTAAATCGGGTAATAGTCAGCGGACAAGTGCAGCTTGGCGTCCGTGTCATACCCCATGGCGACGAGATTGCCAAGGGTCTCGGTGTACTCACCGGGCGTCTCCATCGCATAGGCACTAAAATCCTGCATCACAACACACCTCCGATACCCGCGTCATATGAAACGGGCATATCGACATCCGTCGTACCGCTTGCGCTTGAATCAAGCGCGTTGGGCACGCCGGAGCTTTGCGCATCCGCATACTCGACCCACACGTTCAACTGCGGCCACAATCGGTTAATCTCGGTCGCCGCCGTCTGCCGGGCTTTGAGAAAACTCAGACGGAACACGTCCACCTTCTCATTGGCCTGCGCCACCTCATCCGAAATGAGACGTTCCTTCTTCTCCGTACCACTGGACTGGATGCCCAAATATCCCAGCACCTCGTTGGTCACCTGCGCCTTTTGCTGGATGAACTTGTCCAACAGATACGGCGTGGTGTTGGGCCACGGCTGGAACATGCTGCCGGGGTCCAACGAATCGTAGCCGATAATATAGTCCTGACCGTCCTGCCGCTGCTGCAGCATGTTCTGGACGGTGAGCTTGGTCCGGGGGTCGGCGGTGATGATGGTCGGCAGCTTCAGGCTCTCCAGATTCACGTCGTACGCCTTGTCGATGTCCGCGAGACGCCGCGCATACTGCCATAGGATGTCCTTGAACGACATGCGCATGCGGTTGTCCCAGATGGGAATGCATTCACGGCCCGCCTTAAGCTGCCTGTAATGGTAGTTGACGCCCACCGGCTCGAAACACGTCGGATTGTTGTATACGTTCAGTCGGCCTTGGTATCCGGCCTGAGTCACAAGGAACCGGCCTATGCGCCCGTCCTCGAAGAAGAGGGCGCACCCGTATTCGCACAGACACATTTCAAGCCATCGTTCGTCCACCGTCGGCGGCAATCCACGCCAGCTGAATCGGTTCAGCGCCAGCTCTTCCAACAGATGAAAATACATGCAGTCGAGGCCGGCGGCACGTGCCTTCGCATAATTGCCGCGAGGGTGCAACGCGCCGCCGACCCGGTTCTTCTTAGACCTACTCATGACACCATCATATCACTCGTAACCGATACCCGGCAATGGGTCATTGTCCGCCCAATCGGTCACGCCGATATACTCGGGCCTATCCCACACGGTCACGCCACGTTCGAACATGCCCTTGATGGCCAATCGCGCCTGTTCGGGCAGCGTGCCCCGAACATAACATTCCTGCATCTGCCAGTACGTGAACTTCTCCATGCATTGCAGACTTGAGGGCGGGGTGATGAACCGCTGGACGAAATACCCGAACCGCAGCATGAACTCCCCGACGCTGCGCAACGCGCTGGGGGCGCACGTGCGGAAACGTACCAGCACGCCCATGATGCCGTTGGCGAGGTTGAACGAATCGCCGCCCGCCGCACCGCTCGTGGTCGGTGGGGTCATCTGCATTTGCTGCACCTGCGCATTGATTCCCGCTATCGTGTTCTCATAATCGCCCTCGGCGAAGCGCGTGGCCAATCGATAGTTCTGCCCGGCCATAAGGGCGCTGGAAGTGCCCTGAATCTGTTGGGCGCGTTGCGCGTACGAGTTCGCCTGTGAGGTCTGCGCCGCATTGGTCGCCACGCTGTTGGCCGTGTTCGCCGCCGCCGTGTCGTTGGCGATGTCACGACTGGCGCGCAGTCCCGTATTGGTGATGCCGTTCTGTACGATTCCGCCGACGGTGCCGCCGACCAGTCCGGCCACGTTCCCCGACATGAGCGCGCTGCCGGCATTGGAAACGAGCCCCCACGCGGTCTGCGCGTTGTTCTGCGATATGTTCAGGTCGGTCATGGCGTTGGTGTTCGCCTGTCCGATGGCCAGCGACTGGTTCAGCGAGTTGGCCGCGATGGCGTTCAACGCATTCCGGTTGGTGACGCCCAGTTGGGTCATCTCCTGCTGGGTGCGAATCGACGTGCCGGCCTGAGACAATGCGTTCGCGGCGCTCATGGTCGCCTTCTGCTGGGCCCACCCGGCCGACTGCTCGGCGTAGGCGCGGCTGTAGGCACTGTTGGCCATGGCAAGCGAGGCCCCGTTGTTCACCACCATGAACTGGGGGAAGTTGGTGATGCCGAAGCTGACGTTCAGCATCTCCCCCCCGTCAATCGGCAACCCGGCTCCGTTACCGGACGGGGAGTCGACCGTAGCCGCGCCAGCCGTATTATAATCCACCGGGTAGAAGTTCAGACGCGGTGACGGCGGCGCGTAATTCCATGTTTCGCGGATGACCAGATCATCGGACTGGATGTCCTCGGGCCGATAGACGACGTTGGAGCCGTTCAAGCATGAGCATTCCACGATGCTGTACGGGTAGCACCGCAGTTTCCTCAGATTGCGATACCGGCTCGGAATGTTGAAATTATCGCGAAAGTTCCTGATGGAGACGATGTCGTCATACCGGTTGTCGCTCCTGGCCTCCCACACGAACGTGTATACGTGGCCCTTGATTATGCCGGCCATGCCGTTTCCGAAGAATTGCGTCACTTCGCGACCCGCGTCGGCGACATAGTCGGCGCTGATTTTCGGTATGGCGTAAATCGCCGTGATGCCTTGAGTCACCCACGGGAACGAACTGCCCGCCTGCATGACGCGCGCAAAATCGTCGGCGGTATCGAAATAATAGATTCCCGCACCATTGGATTGATTCTCGAATTGCGAACCCTGCGCGGTCTTCAGCGACGGCTTCTCGGCGCTGCCGCCCGACGCCACAAGGTCGGTCGTGGCTACGACGATGACGCCGTAATCCAAGGTCGGCGAATTGAATCCGGGCTGCGCGGGCTTGCTGGATATCAGCGCCTTGTACAACTGGGAGGAGACGACGGTTTCCGCACCGGTATCCAGTCCCTCCGGCAGCGCAAGCGTGGTACGCCCGTAATCGTCCCACTGACGCTCGTTGGCCACGCCGATATGCCCGCGCGTCACATAACAGCTGCCAAACGTCACATCATGCTGAAAGCTCTGCCACACATCCAGCATAAGCGTGAGCTGTGTGGTGTGCGCGTTGACGTATTCCACGGATTCGATGAAATAATACCATGTCCGCGGAGCTTCCAGCTCGGGATAATCGTTGACGGCGACAAGGTAATTGTAGTTCGACGCCTGATTGAATGGCACGTCGATGCGTACGGGCGCGCCGAAGATATGCATGGTGGCCGAACGGCATTCCATGCCATCCAACCCGTCGAACCATTCCCGCTGCGTCTCGCGTGAAGCGAACCGCACGATATCGCGATAGCTCGCATCCCACGGCACGTGGCAAAGCTTCAACATGGTGTTGGGCGTCCACTCCGCCCACGAAAAACTGGATTCCACGTAGGGATTCACGTCATCAATCATCATCGTCCTCCGGTATGACAAGACCCGGAACGCTCACGTGGGTCACGTTCCGGGTCTTGACTTGCATCACACCGTGAGAGAGTGTGGCTTAAGCCACACTCCCATTATATCACTTTCCGCTGACCACGGTCACGCTCTGCTTGCCGGACACGCCGAACAGCGTGGCGGTAATGCCGGAGGTGCCGGCCGCGACACCGGTGACGGCACCCGACTCGGACACCGTAGCGAACTCCGGCATGGCGGAAGCCCAAGCGGCCTGCATGGTCACGTCAGCCTTGCGTCCGTCAATCATGGTCGCCACGGCAGTCGCCCGTACCGTCTTACCCGCAGCCACCGCCGGGACCGTAACGGCAATCGACGCGATAATGGACGGATTGAAGCCGATGACGCCATCGCCGACCACCGACACGTCCAATGCGGCGGACACGGTGCCCGGCACCTCCGGCGTCTTGGGGCTGGTGTACAGCGCGGTGGCCGTGACCGGGATGATGGTATTCGGTTCGTCAAGGCCGACGACCAGCACGCCGGTAGGCGAGATGTACGTGTAATCACTCTTGGGCTTCGCGGTATCACCGATGGCATACCTGACCGCATCCGAACGGAACGTAGCCGTGCCGTCATTGGTGATGGCCGTATCCGCGGTGACCTGCACCGCGCCGCCACGAGCCACATCGACCGGAGTCTTCGAACCACCGCCGTACATGGCCAGCTTAAGCTGGAACGTCGGCGCCTTGGCCGTGGTATCGGTCGGGGCCACCGTGTCCGCAGAGGAACCAGCGCCGGTCCAGAACATCACGGCCGGGGCGAAGCCGGACACCGAGACGATGTGCTGGACATGCAGATAATGGTTGACCGAGTTGATGTTCACCGGGTTCGTCTGCTGGGTCATCTCGTTGATGACGGGAATGTCGATGAGGAACTTATCGGTGGTGAGAATGGCCTGCACGCCATCCATGCCGAACCGGTCCTGCGGGATGACGATGATTCGGTCAATGGTCGGCTCGGCGTCCGTCCGCTGGAACACCGTGGCCAGACCCTGTACGTCAAGCGCCGACTTGACCTCGGGCGAGCAGAACAATACGAGCTCGTCGGGGCGGGCGAACGTCGGCATGTGCCGCGCATTGTATCGCGTACTGACGAACTTCAGCGTATCGGCCCACGCGCGAATCTGCCTCAGCATGTCGCGCGCGTCGGTTTCTGAACTGCCCATGTTGTTGAGGTCATTGGCCATATGGACACGCCAATAGCCGCCGAGCTTCGCATACTCGACGAACTGATGACACATGGCCTCAAAAAGGTCGACTTCGGCCGCGTTGTAGCACGAGGTGAGAATCTGCGAGGTGAGCGACGCCAGGCCGTTTTCGGACGTAAACGCACGCTGCAACGTCCTGTCGTCCGTGGTGGCCGGATACCAGTGGGCAAAATCCAGCCGGTGATACAGCGAATCGACGTCGACCTTCCACTTGCGGAAGTTATCCGCGCCGAGATATTCCGCATTCGGGTCGTACACTTGCGCCAACGGCATGCCCACGGCAATTTCCTGCCACGTATCGCCATACGCCTGCGAGGCCCGCTGGAAAACGCTCAATGGGTTGTTCCACCGCCATGTGTTGACGTACGTGCCACCGATACGGTTGACCAGCGCCGAGTAGAACTCGTTCTTAAGCTGGGTGCTGGACATGAGCGTGGCCATCTGCCTGTCCATGTTCATCTGGGTAGCGGAGGGCATGCGCCGTTGATATTCAGGAGACGCCTCGTTACGAATCATGTTCAGAATCTGGGCGTTGTTGAATTCGGTGAGCGGCCTGAGCTGCTGCTTCGGCGTCACCACGGGGGTAGTTGACATGATAATGCTCCTTTGCTAATGGTTATTCTTCGTAGAGGTCGTCGAATGTGCTGTAGGTGCCGTTATAGTCGTCGTCGGTCATCTCGGACGGTTCCGGCTCCTTATCGTCGTCGGGGCCGTCGTTCAGCATGTGTTCGGCCGCCGTGTCCCGCATCGCCTCAATGGTCTTCGACAATTCGGCCACGGTCGCTTCGAGAGCGCTGAGACGGTTGGCCATGTCGGCGTTCTTATCGTCTCCCGCGTCCTCCGGTTCGCCATCGTCCTGAGCTTGAAGCTCCGGGTTCGGCGCATTGTCGTCGGCGGTCGCGTCCGGCTCGGTATCGGGCGCGGTGTCCGGCTTGTCATCGTTTTCGGCGTCGTCCATAATCACCCCTTAAGGTTAATGGCCCGGCAGCAATCACACCGCCGGGCCGGGTTGCTAGGTTGTGCGGGTTCCCTCGCCGTCAATGGGCGTTGGCTACGCACGTCTACATCCGACCGAATCGCCTTACCGATTGCCTGTCGGTCGGGCCATCGAATCAGCTTGGGACGCACACCCCGCTACCGATGATTATAGCACGAAAGTATGGCCACTGTCATTACGATGGCGAGACCCCGGCAGAAACCGGTCATAAGAGATGGGGGCGGCGCGATGCACACCACTCAACCGCATCACTGTGCCGCCGTCTTCCTCTACGCCGCAATATTTGCGATTGCCGAGAATACGAAGTTTTTCGTAGGTGTGGTCGTTCTTCCATGCGCCCAGCTTCCTGTCGTCCGTTTTGATTCCCGTGGGCGCATCCAGCCCCTCCAATATCATGCCGTCCGTGTCGGCGTAGAGCACACGTTCGGCGTTCGCATTCATTGCACGGGAGAGTATCTGCCGCCCGTAAGCGTTGACATAGGCGGCGGTCGGCAGCCATGCCAGTGAGTTGGTCGACTCGGGTCGTTCCACGGTAAAATCCACTCCGCCATCCGTGGACGGCTTCGGATGCAGCATGGGCCGGTAGAGCGATGCCCCGAACTTCCCTACCAGCGAATTCAACAGCAGTTTCGCCATCTGCCTCCGTTCCCCGGTCGCGGTCTGCTTTACGCGAAACCACTTGTCCACATACTCACGGTAGAGGCCGTGCGACTTGCGGAATTTCCAGCCGCCGACATAGTCCCACACGTGGACGTCATAGTTTTCCGCAAGCGTCTGCCAATCCACATCCGTGACCGGCATGGTGACGACACCGAGCGTACTGTCCAAGCGTTCGCCCTCATACCCCCATACGGGCAAGATGTTGGTGAGCGTCGACGTCTTCCCCGTCTTCAGTTTTGCGTCAAACGCGACGACATCGATATGCAGCGGATAATCGTCATCATCTCGATATTCCCCGTCATACCATACGGGGGCACCTACCGGCATGGGCATATCGCACATGACGCTCGGATAAAGACTGTTTACGTCCCAGCTCCTGCAATCCCGGTATTCACCCGGCTTGCTGTGTACTATCGCCCCATAGTAGGCGGGACGCATCCGGCGATAATCCTTCTTGTCCAGTGGTGGAAAACGGCGTTTGAACCCGGCATAATCCCCGTCGATATAATCGGTCATCGCCATGGACGCTATGGTGGCGCCCCTGAGATTCAATGCGGCGCATTCCTGCGCGATGTTCCACGTGGTTTCCAAGTCGGAGGCTCCCCCGAACGTCTCACGTGAGACGTTTAACCCATCATCGCGCGTGATATTGCGCACGTCCAGAAAATCCACGGTGATGCCGCCCATACGCACGCGGAAACTGTAGAAGTGGCCGCGAATGTTGAACGTCCCCCATACGCCGTCCTTGCTGGGGTTCGGTTGCAACGGAAGACGTTTCAGTAGTTCGGCGGCTATGGGCTTGATATCCTGCCATCCGTGGGCACACCATACGCGCGTATGATAATCGAGCATGGTGAGACGGATGACGGCAGAGGCCGTTAACGATTCCACACCGTCATCCGTCAATAGCGTTGCACCGTCTGTCGCCGCCGTTCGACGCTCTTTCATAACTCCATCCTTTTAGTGTCGTGCTGCGCTGGTCATCCATTCGTCGATTCGCGTTTCCACATCACCTGCATCCGCTTTGGTCTCCCATTTATGCGCCTTATCATTATACCACGTCGCTTCACGCACCACGGCGCTAAAATTCGTGTTGTTCATCAGCCAGCGTTTTTGACGGTCGGACAAAGACGCGAATTTTTGCGCTACACTGGAGTCGAATGCCTCCAACTGCTGCTCGACTCTACCAAAATCCGTAGCCCCTTCGCTCTCGGGAATCCACTTGGTTCCCGCGCGTAGCGGCGCGCGTCCTACAAGCCCGGCGTACTCCAATATCTCCTGTTCGAGTTTCCCGCGGCCTCCGTCTCGTATCATCGCGCGCGCATGGCTTATGCCACGTTCCGTCCCGAATACGTTCGCTCGGCTCCGCGTGAGGTCGTCACGCGCTGAGCCGCCGACCGTATGAGTGCCCAGTACGTCGAACGGTGATTCGCCCGCGCGTTCCATCTCACGCACTTCGCCCACGGTATAGTAGGCCATGCTCAGCGCATCGAATTGCTGAGCACGTTTGATTTTCCGCCGCGCCTCAATCCGGCGGCGCTGCTGCTGACGCAGCGTCTTCCGCCGTTTCGACGGAGCGTTGGCTATTTCCGCATCGGTAATCAGCGGTCGTACCGCCATCTCCCTGTCGAGTTTTGTAATCCGCACGTCGGGCACGACTTGATACGGTTCGTCATCCCGCGCCCTCAAGGCTTGCTGTTGTTCCCCGAATTCCTGTCCGATACGTCGCGTGACCTGTTCAAGCTGCTGGGCGCTGAGCTTTCCCAAAAACGTTTCCGTGATTTGCTTGGGGAGACGTCCGGTACTGTAGTCCCTTACCGCTCGCTCCTGACGTACCTGCGCTGACCTGATTGCGGCATTGCGTTTCAGATTGTTGGCGCGTCGGTTGGCTTTGCGTTTTGCCACAGCCTCTCCTTACGAGTGTAAAACACCCCCCCCCGCCGCAAGGATGGAAACGACGAGGGAGGGTGAGTCTGGCGGCAACATCCCCTATAGGGACATTACCATATTATCAAATAGTGTGGACATTCACGTTACTTGCGCTTGTTCTCGGACACCAATTCGAGGTCGAAGAACTTATAGCCGCGGCGGCTCTTCTTTTCCACCACCTTAAGGGCGAGGGGCGCGGTCCACGTGTCCGGCGTACCGAAAATGGCGAACAGATTGCCAAAAGCGTGCGCCAGCGCGGGTGAGGCGGCGGCGAAGTCACCCTCTTCTGCGTGAATGACGACGCGGGTAGAAGAGTTAATTTCGCCGGTTTCCTGATTAGCGACCTCGATGGCCTGTGCAAGCACGTTGGTGACGTGCAATGGTTCATTAAGGTGTTCGTCAACCTTGTCGGCGGTCTGCATGGCGTTGTACAGCGCCATCTTACCGTCCATGGTAGTGGTGTCGAAGAAGTGGGATACGGCGTTAGTGCCGTTCGCAGAAAAGTTGTTGCCGTTTACTACAGTCAGTTCGTTGTCAGCCATGATTATTACCTTTCCATATAGGGGTTATTACTTATTTTACTCAGAGATGACATCATCTTCAACTACGTTGCCGTTCACCGGCCCCGGATAGTCGACAATGGTATCATCTCCAAACTCACAATTAGCCCAATAGATTGCCTCACCCATGCGCGTCTCCTGCGCATGATATTCAGCGGACATGGGCAGCATGTCCTTGTTAATCTTACGGGCCTTCTTCATTGCCATGTCAGCCGTACGGCACGCGCCATCTACGACCACTTCGGCGTCAATAAGTTCACCGTTTTCGCCGCGCGTGACGCCATGCACGATACTGTAATGCTTTGCTCGCTTAATGTATGCCATAATTATACCACCTTATTGTAATGTTACTGCTGTTGTGACATTCTTGCGATGTCTGTATCAGTATACCGCGATTCGGTTAAGTTGTCAAAACAGCGACACGCGATTTTGACGATTGTCTGAGCGAATTCAATGCCATCCCAGACTTTGCACATCTCATAGCATGACGCGCCCTTGACGTGGCAGACCGCACACCACGCCACCAACGCCGGGGCATAGATGACACCGCCCAGCATCTCAATGTCCTGAGTTCGCGCTAACGCGCCAATACGGGACGTATGCGGGGACAACGACAGGCAAACGTCTGCCGCATGTTCGAGGCTGTCAGCAAATGCCACCTGCGCCCCTTGAGGCTCATAAAAGTCCTTGAGCAGTGCTATACTACGGCATAATGTCTCCCAATCGCCCTCACTTCGATTGTATTCGCGCAAGTGCAGATTACGGCGACGGCCACGAATGACACGACGCACACGGTCATCATTAAGCACGTCGTCATCAAACCAGTTCGTACGTTTTTCGCTGTTATCAAAATTCAAATTCTTCGAACTCATCATTAAAACTCCAACATATCTCCAACACTATTATAGCCGTCCATCCACATCACCCTCCACAGATAACCGCTCGGGCAACGTTTTGGCGGACTATAAGAACCATGCTTGCCCTTCACGCCCGCACGAAACGCGCGTAAACGCCAATAACCATCAGCATCAGGACAATCGCCACACGTCCATGAATGAATCCACCCACGAAAATACACGCTAATCCCTATCCAAGAGTGGCGTACGGGCAATGTCGATAGCATCCAGCATAAGACCAGCAACTTGAGAACTATCAGCCGCGTCATATGCGCACGCCGCCATGCAGTTATTAGAACCAGCTAAAGTACAGAGCCTAACAGTATATCGAAGCTCATACCGATGATCGAGAGGACAATACCACAGACGCACACCACCGCCTGCAAACGGCGACGTAAACACGGCAACCTTCATATCACGCATACACATGTTCAGAATCCTTTCACTACTAAAACCAATACAAAAGCCACACATACACCAAGCACATCCAAAAAACAATAAAGTTTATAAGTAACATTATACCAGCACCACCCTTACCATGCCAATCATAGCATTATCCGTATCGAATGTTGCGTTATCAATATCCACGCTCACATCCATACCAGAATAGGCGGCACGAACGTGGGATAATACACCATCCAGCGACGCCTTCAGCGACGTCGCATGAAACATGCAACTAGGTTTCACACAGTCAGGCAAAATCTCAAACACCTGAAAACCATCATCAGTAATAATAAAAAACCACATATCAGCATTCCCCTCCAAGTTCGACCAAGTCGTATCTGTCACCCTTAACCGCATCAAACCGGCCGAGCTTAAGACCATAATCCGCAAGATACTCATTAGCAGAAGCCTCCCAATCAAGACCACAAACGGCTCCGCAAATACCAGTAACCCTCTCAGCATCAACATCATGAAATAAATCATAATCATCGCCAACACAAGGGTCAAAATACCAAGAATAATCACCAGTCTGTTGCCATGCGCCCCAACCAGTAATATCGTCAGCAAATATCAACGACGTCCAACCATCGTCACCTATAACAGCAACCAAGTTAGCCGGTATTTCTCTACCGGAGTGAACGTCAAACCCTATTATATTCATTTTTATTGCTCCTTTCCCTTGAACTTGATAATTACAGTATAGCACAACCAAAAACACGACACGCCAAGACAACAAAAAAACAAAAAAA